CAAACACAAACGAAGTGCCAGCAGTAGGTGCAGGCAGCGTGTAGGTGTTGTCCTGCGTACCGTTAGGGACGATATTGATCATGCCACCAGCGTTGGCTGCGGCGGTCAAAGTGGCGCTGGCGTCAGCCAGAGCAACCGGGGTGGCAACAATGCCAGAAACGCCCATAGAAACAGGAGCGGTCGTGACAACGCCAGTGGTTGCGTCGATGGAGACAGTCTGGAAGCCGTTCTGTGATCGAACTGGGCCGTTGAAGGTGGTGTTAGCCATTTGATCCTCACATGCGAGTTAATTAAGGGCGCTCTGTCTGCATGTCGTCAGCCGGGACTGTCAGAAACGCCGGGGACCCCGGGATGTAACCAATATACAGGAAAAAGAAAAGGGGCACAAGGCCCCTTTCCTAGGTTTTCATCAGGTCGAGCCTGACGAGCCCCACATACCCAACGGATCCGACCAGCCGAAGCTATAACGCTCACGGGCCTTGTAACGGACGTTACCGGTGTCAAAGTCACCGTCCATCGAGTTCTGCAACGGGGTACGCACGAAGTGCTTCATGCCGTTGGGAACGTCGGTGGTCAGGAACCAAGCGTTCGGGTCAGTCAGGAAGTGGTTGACCGTGTAACCCTCAGGGATTGCGCCCATCTGCTTGATAGCGTTGATATCGTTATCAGCAGTTGCAACCCGCAGTTCGGTGTCAAGCAGGCGCTTGGCGGTGAACATCAGGGCCGGGGGAACAATCATCTTCTTGGGCTTGGCAGCGATCAGCAGGCCACGCTCGTCGGTCCAAGCGGCGATCTGAATAACGGCGGCTTCCAGGGAAGTCTCGTTCAGGTCAACTTGGGTGCCGGGAGTGTTGCTGTTCACACCACCGGAAACCAGCGGGTGATTTGCATTGAACAGGGAAACGCCATCACCACCGGGGTAGGTGTTGGAGAAGCCGTTGTTCAGCACAGCAGCAGCCTTGACTTGCTTGGTGTACGCCATAGCGCGGGCCAGGGCCTTGGTGTAACGAGCAGACAGGCTGTCGTACAGATTGTCCTCAATCGCCTCTTCGGTGATCGAGAAACCCAGGGCAATGGTTTCGTGCGTATAGCGGGTGCTCCAAGCCTCTTGCGCGTTGTCATAGGCAATCGCACTGCCCTCGTTCTTCACCGGAGCGGCGGAGAAGCCAGACAGCTTGGTTTCCTCTTCAAACGAACGCTCGGAAGTCTCGGTCTCGTAGATTTCCTTGTGCTCTTCGCCGTAGCGAGCGTACTCCATACCGAACAGGGCGTTCAGACCGGGGAGTAGCTCTTTCAGCAGTTGTGCGCGTGAAATAGCCATGATTAATTACTCCTTCGATTAGACGCCAACGGGGTTGAGGTACTGATGACCGCCGGTCACAGTGCTGGTGGTGACGAAGGTGCCAGAAGACGGCTCAGTGGTGGCAGAAACCACGTACGGAGCATTCCACTTGCAAATCACTTCGACAAAGTTACCAGACGAGTTAGCGGTATCGGGAACCACATCAATGATGCGGATAGGCAGCGAAGCGGTGCCGGTGCTGCCCGTGGTGTACACCCCAATCCGGCTGTCGCCAGTAGAGGTCAAACCAGCGTTCTGAACCAGTTCAGCGTTCGTGCCAATTACGCTGATCCCCAGATAGGTGGGGGTCAAGCCGTTGCCGCCTTCGGTCTGGCCAGCAACCAGAACGGCCTTGAACAGGACGTCCGGGTCATCCTGCACGTATGCAGTGATGGTGGTGCCGGTCGGTGCAGCGTACCCGGTGGGGTAGTACTGCGCGAAGATGGTCTGGCCTTGCGCGTTAACGTAAGAACAGCCTTGGAAGATACCAACGGGCGTGGCGGTTGCCTGCCCCGTATCTTTTTCGAGATAGCCCGTCGAAACAATCTTCACCACATCTCCATAGAAGATGTTACCAGCGAACCCAGCGGGGTCGATCTGATACTGGCGAGTTTGTCCGGCGAACACCTGACCACCGATCAGATTGATCGGCTTAAGACCGTAAGGACGGTCAATGGTGGGATAAGCCATTTAAGACTCCTAAATTTAAGAACCAGAACCGAAAGTGACCTTGGAGCTTCGTTCAGTGAATTTCTGCATCCGAGGATCATTTTCACGAAGGAAACTGTTGTCCACCGAATCAATCTGAGCTTTGTTTTGGCGCTCGTAGTGTTGCATACGCTGCTCCAAAAACTCAGTCGGGATACGACAGAGCAACAGACCACCAACCTCGATACCGCCTTTGAAGCGGCCCTCAGTAGCGGCGTGCATCATGAGTTCAGGATATTCCTCTGCTTTGCAGGGCTCGTATCCTTCACGCAACTTACTAGAGATGTTGCCGGGATCGGCAGTGCCCAAGGTACTCAACCGAATATACCGATGCTTCCAGCCCGGACGATCATCCGGTTGGGGAAGAATTTCCGGGGCTCGCCATGCTTGAGGGCGCATAGTGGCCGTGCGGGATTCCAGCTCCCGGCTAATTCGATTATGTCGCGACGCAGGCGCCGCTGGCGTTTGAGCTTGCTGATCCATCATTCACCTCTGTTAAGTAAAGCAACCTGTTTAGCGTAATGTTCCAAAGGAACCCCAAGGCGACGAGCAATGTTCGCTTCGGATGCCTTTAGCCGAATACGACTAGGCGACGAACTGCGGGAAGCCGGAGCTACCACAGCGGCTGATTTTGTAGCACGGCGTGGAGGTTCTTCCTCCTCTACCGGGGCTGACCTCTTTTTTGGAGGCGGGTCATCTTCCTCTTGGCTCTGAGATTCAAAAAACTCAGGAAATCTTTTTCGCATAGTACGGTCAACGGTTTGAAAGTACTCTTCCGTACCAACATAGTTCGCACCATACTCGCGCTGCAACTTCTTGTCAATACCCATTGCAGCCATCGTCATCTCTTCGTCTTTTCCCCACCAATCAGAGTTAGAGTCATACCATTTCTGCATGCGGGGGGTCATTTTGGGGGTCGCAGACTGAGACGAAGCAGGCTTAAACTCTTCATCCTCTTCGACCTCAATCGGCTTCATGCGCTGAATTTCTCGCGCCTCCGCCGTAGCTTCGGCAATCTCAGCCTGAGCTTCCGCTAGGGCTTCAGCATCGCCTGCCTCGAAAGCCTCTTTAAGTTTTTTCTTGGCGGTGACTACCTTGGCTTCGATAGCGCTTTTAGACGTCTCAATATACGCCTTGCTACCAGTGGAAAGCTGCTCTTTCAGGCGTTTGTTCTCTTCATACACCTGCTTGGCAAACTGCTCCGCAGCCTCGCGCTCGCGTAGAGCTTCCTCTTTGGCCCGACGTTCGTCGTGGTACCCACGGGTGAACTTCTTGATCCGGGACTGGACTTTCTCGTCGTAAGACGCCAATTCGTCGTCCGTGGGGTCTTCCACCGGCTCGCGCATGGGCTTACGCCCACGATCTGCCGGAGGGGTATCGTCTTCGATCTCAACTTTTACGTCGGAATCGTCGGCTTTAAACCTTGGCTTTTGCTCCGCTTCATCAGGGAACTCAAAATCTTCAAATTGTTGCGTTGCCATACATCACTCCTTACGCAGCGCGGGTAATCCCACGCGGGTCTTCCACAACGGCTTCGACCGACTCATCATTGATGATACGGAACTCTCGGCCATGAATCTTCAAGCGGGTGCCTGAATTGGGGCGGACGATGACAAAGTCACCCTGTTTGCACGACGGTCCAGTAGGGAACCGGGTTTTGTCCTGATAGCAGTCAGGACCGAGCTTGACCACAAACAACACGGGGGTCAGAACCTCCTCGTAGTGCATAGTTTGTGCGGACTTAAGAATCTCACTGTCTTCATATTCCGCCATCGCCTCAGGAACGACACACAGCATGTGATACGTCTTCGGGTCAGGAAGCTGTTTGGCCTTCTCCTCCGCGCTCTTGTTCAGAATGCCGGAGAGGTCTACGGCAGCCACATCAAATTCACTCATCGTTAGTTACCTTTCGCACGAGGTCCTCAATCACATGATCTGCGTAGTTAAGACCCCGGATCACTCCACAGACTTTTTTGTACTCGTCGTACGTATCGGCTCGGCTGGCTGCAAGAAAGGCAACTTGCTCCTGCCGGTACTTCTCAATCTCTTTCTGCACATGCGCAAGCGCATGGATGGCGTCATTCATTACGATTTACTCCTCTCGGGTTGGCGTTGTGGGCGATTCATCTGTGCTCGATCTTTGGCAATCTGGGCACCGAGTTTGGCCCCTTCAAGCTCCATGCTTTTGCTAAGCTTGTCTTTTGCAGCGGCTGCGTTGGCAGCAACCTGCATAGCCGCGATCTCCTTCTGAGCCGCAATCCGTGACTCCTCCACTCGAATCTGATCGGCCTTGGCTGCGGCATCGGTGGCCTGCTTCTGCGCTTTAAGCTCAAGGTCCTTCATCTTCAACTGCAACTCTTGCATCTGCATCTGGACCACAGGGTCCTGCATCTGCTGTTGAGCGGCTTGCTGCTGAGCCTGCTGCTGATCACGCTGGAGAAGCTGCTGCGTAGCCTGAGCAGCCATAACGGCAATCTGATCTGCCATTTGAGGCGGAATATCCTGCCGCTCTTCGCCTTTTTCCTGCATCGGGGGCAGCGCCATGCCCATCGCTTGCTCGACTTCAATACGATACTGAAACGCGATGTGCTCGTTGATGTGCGCCATAGCTGCGGCAGCGATAGACTGCGCAGCAGGGTTCATCTGCATAAGCTGCTGAATCTTGGGGTTCTGCATCGCGGCCATATGCGTCTGAATATGAGCCTGATGGTTCTGCTCCAAGAACGCTTTTACCGGCTTCTGCATCAAAAGATTCATATTCTCCTGTACCGGGTCAATTGGCACCGCATCATCTTCAATCGGCACCAGCTTGGCAGCATTCTTGACGCCTAGCACTTCAATCATCTGCCGGTGAAGCAGGGGCAGGTCGTAAAGCTGGGGCGCGGTTTGAGCAAGCTGAAGTACCGCTTGATACGTGACGATCTTTTGCGCCATCGTGGCGGCGTTGGGGTCGCTCACCGGGATCACGTCGACCATGTCATAGTCAGACTTTTTAGCCCGCTTAGACCCGTCTACTGGCTCGTAGTCATACTCCTCGGGCGTATAGTCTGCGATGATGACTTTGAGGAGCTTAAACTCCTGCTTCATTGCGTAGTGGATGCGAGACTGCACAGCAGTCATCACCTTAAGCGTGCGCTCAAGAATAGCCAGCGTGGTGCCCACCGGAGCCTGCGACGACATGTCGCTGACCTTCATATCGCCACTGGAGGCAAACGCCCGCCCCTCTTGCACGATCTGATTGAACAGCGTGTAGAGAACCTGAGACGGCTCCTTGTACGGCAGCGGCAGGATGTTGTCGCGGATAGAGCCCGAGGGCACATCTACGTCTCGGAACTCTCCCGGCGCGATGGGAGTGTCATCACCTTTAACGCGAAGCCCCCGTGACTTAAGTCCTCCGGGGAGATTTGAGAGAGTGCCCGCATCAACCAGTTGACGGATGAGCATGGTAGCGGACTTAGCGTAACCTCCAATGAGATGGATAAGCCCGTAGCCATAGAACCCAAATCCGGGGATGTATTGGTAATGGACAAAGTGCTGTCGCTTGAGGTGGAGTTGGTCATCTTCATACCAGTTGCGCCGGATGGCCAGAATCTTGCTGGTGCCCTTCTCAATAGTGATCACGTACGGCAGTGCGATCCCAGTGGGCTCCCCTTTCTTATTCTTGTGCTCAAACCCAGGCAAGTCAAGATCAATATGCATCTCAAGGATGCGGAACCGATCATCCTGTATCGCAGACATACCGGTCTCCTCGGCCTTCTGCTTCTCAATGTCGTCAAGTTGGTGAGACGGCTCGCCCAGGTCCACATCAACGTAGAACCCAGCCTCCATCAGCTTGGTGATCTCGTTCTTGGTCTTGCGCATCACATGCGTAACACGCTCGGCCTTCTCAATACTCGACGCACCGTACGGCACCACAATGTCCTCGGCAGGGATAAACATCGCCGCCTGACGCCCTAGGCTCGGGTCGTAGTACACCTTCTTAAACGCACTACCTGCAATCGGCAGGTTCCACAGCAGCTTCTCGTGCTCTGGACGGTACTCGACCATCACCTCGGTAAGCTGATAGTTCATGTCGTCGCGCACACGGGCAGCGACATCTTGCACTTGAGGTGTATCTCGACCTACGATATGTGTTTTGACGGGCCCCTGCGCAGGGAAAGTCTCCATCATGGCTTCGCTCTGAAACCGCACCACAGACTCAGTGAGCATGGGGTGGAACACGCCACACGCCCCATTCCACGGCTCGGTACGCTCTTCGTACTTCAGACCCAATAGCTTGAGCCCCTCTACGTATGTCTGCATCCAGTCCTTGCGATCCTGAACGTCTTTATCGAACTCATCAATAAGCTCCGAACCCAGCGAGTCCAGCTCACTGGCGTCCATGTAATCTGCAAGATTGGCGTCGAAATCTTCCGCCGTCTCTTTGCGCGGCATAAGCTCAATCTCGACTTCACCAAGTCCAAGCGTTACGCTCTCGGGGTCCTCAATCTCGATCTCAATGGGAGGGCCAGCCTCCTCCATGATCCCCATAGGCGCTGCGTACAAACTTTTTTCAATCCCACTTGTTGCCATGATGGCTCCTTACACTGTGTAGAACCGCTCACGGTGGCGGCTACCTTTGAAGTACACAACGCTCTCCGGCTCGTCAATCGGAAGTCGCAAAAACCCGCCTTGCCTGAACCGCATTAATGCCAGCGTTGTGGCGTCGACCAAGTCGTCGTTTGCCCCAGACGGAAACTCAGCAACCTCATCAACCAACTCCTCGGCCCAACGCGTACGAGGAACCCACACTTTCCCCGAAGCGATGATGTCACTGACAGAGTTCAATCGTGCTATCTTATCCTGCCCACGGCTCGGCGTGTACTCTTGTACCGGCACGCCCATCGCCCGCAAGTCGTAGATTAGCGGCGCTCCAGAAGCTTTTTTCTCCACAATCAGAGTGTCAGGCTGGTAGGTCTTGTATTCCTCCAGCACGTCTTTCTTCAACTCGGGAAACTCAACGCGCTTCTTGTACGTATTGAGCAAGATGATGTTGGGTCTGTTGCCGTCCTTGTGGTTGTTAAACACGCCCCACGTCGTGCCAGCGGAATAGTCGGCGCGGTTGTTTGCCTCAAACGCCGTATCCCAAGACTGCAAAATAAAGTCACATTGCGGCGGGTCGTCCTCTTCCCACCACTGCCACCAGTCTCGTTTGACGATAGCGCTCTCGTTACCGACGGGGTTCTGCTGGTACTGTGCCTGCCATTTGGCGTTAGGCAACTCTTCCTTGAGCGCCTCAAGCTCTTCTTGGCTCCAGAACCCAGGCCACAGCGGGTTGCCAGAGGGGAGAATTGCCGGGAACTCTATGACCTCCCACCCCTCACCGTTGCGCTGCGCGTCGGCCTTGAGCACTTGACCTGTCAGATCACGCTGCGCCCAGCGAGTCATCACGATCACAATAGCCCCGCCCGGTTGCAGACGCTGCCGTGGCCCGGATGTGTACCATTCGTACACCTTATCGTAGACCTCTGGGTTAGTCGCTGCCAGTGCAGCCTCCTGTTCGGAGTGCGGGTCGTCGATGATCAGTACATCGGCACCTTTACCAGTGACGGCACCGCCCACACCGATAGCAAAATAGTCCCCGCCCCTGTTTGTGTTCCACCGCCCTGCCGCTTTACTGTCGGCCTGCAACGAAACCCCGGGAAAAATCTCCGAGAACACGTCGGAGTCGACCAAGTTACGCACCTTTCGGCCAAAACCCACAGCCAACTCGGCCGTATGGCTGGTCTGAATCACTTTTTTGTGCGGGAATCTGCCCAAAAACCACGCTGGGAGCAAATATGAGGCGAACTCTGACTTCGTATGCCGTGGTGGCATGTTGATTATGAGCCGTTTGCACTCGCCGCGAGCTACACGCTCAAATGCCTTGGCCATGCGCTTGTGATGCGCCCCTTCAATGAAGTGCGGCCAAACCTTTTTCACAAACGAGATGAACTTATCCCGGGCGTGTTCCCGTTCGGCGAGGATGTCGTGCTCTTCAAAGGCAGCATACAGGTCACGTAGCTGCGCTTCCGACATGTTTGGAATCGCAGTCAGCAGCTTTTGCAGTTTTTGCGGGTCATTCGTGGCCATCAGGCTCACTCTCCAACTGTTTTTTGCTGCGTTCGGCTATATAAACACCCAGTTCGTCGTCTTCTTCTATCACTTCTTCAGGCTCAAGCTCTTCTACAAGCCCCAACTCTCTCTTTACGTCGCGAACTTCGACGTCTACCGCACTGGAATTGAGCAGCCGAGTGATTTTTTCCTGCAAGATTTGCTTTAAGTCGCCGCTTGTACGATGCGTAATTGTGACTTCAGACTTCTCTGTGAACGCGCCGACGTCACTGAGCTTGCCCATGAGTTCAAGAGCGCGTAGTTCGTGCTTTGTTTCGCCGCAGCTGCTGATCTCCAGCAGCCTGTTCATCATGTAAGTGCGTGCCTGAGCCGAGTCAAGCACCACTTTGTGGTCGTATTCGTTTAGAAGCGCGGAGAGTTTGAGGGCTACGTTGCCCTGATAAAGCTGTGGCGGGTTGACAGCTTGCGTTTTTGTATTGCCACCCTTCTTTTTGTCCACCTCGGCGAACAACTTGCGGGCTTCTTCTTCGTCATCGGCCGTCATTTCAAACGGCATGCCAAGCTCAAACATCAAGTTTGCTGTGCTGGCAGCTACACGAGCGTTTTCTTGGAGCGTGGATGCTACTTGTTCTGCTGTGTTAGCAGGCAGCGGATGGTCACTGGACGGCGTAATAGTGAGCATAGGAGGAAAGGGAGGCACTCCTTGGTTGGGCGGAATATACAACAAGTCCTAGAAATAAAAAAGCCCCCGGATGGGCCGGGGGCAGGAGAAAGCAACTACAGAAACTGCGGTGGAGAAGCCGCAGTGCCGACATCATACAAAAAATACCCCCGCAATGGAAGTACCGGTACTTGGGTCCCTTCATGGGGGTGGGTTGGAAAAGTATGAGTTACACAACACTGGATAAAAAAACAGTAGGGGGGAGGGGGGGGTCTCCAATTTCAAACGTGGAAATCGGTTGTGTGGATTAGTGTGTATGTGGGCCCCTACCTCCCCTTGCTGGTGGTTTGGGGGGATGGGGTTGCTGGGTCGGCCCGGTTGCTGGGTCGATGGGGTTACTGGGGGGTTTCGACCGGGCAACAAAAAACCCGGCCGGAGCCGGGTTGGATTGGATTGGATAGCGGGTTAGTCTTCGATGGTAAAGGCGATATCGGTGTACTCGTCCAGTATTTCCAGAACCGCCTCAAGCTTTTCAACATCGGTACACTTCGCCGCCTTGTCTTTTACCTCGCCGCGCAAGCGCTTGAGCTCTTCGCCGTGAGCTTTATTGTCCTCACTCGTGCGGAGCTTCAGTACCTTGTCCAACTCCCGCTGACGTTTTTTCAGGTCGGCGTTCTCAGGGTTCTGCGCCATTGCCTGATATGTCCGGGCGAGCTTGTCGCGCAGGTCGATTACTGGCGTATCTCCATACTTTGCAAGCAGAGCTTCATTAGCCTTTTCGCGCTCTGCCCTTTTCTTTTGTGAGGTCGGCTTTGAGCTTGTCGGCTTTGTGAGGCCAAATAGGGTATTCAAGAGGGCCGCAAAGGTTGCCCATGCTTGATCGTGCGCGTTCGCGGTAATGTCCGGGTTCTGGTGTACGTGCCCAGCAAGCCATTCAACCCGGTAAGCTTCCCAACGGTCATAGGTTGGCTCTGTGCCCAGAGTCCGAGCCGCATCTTGCGCGATATCAAAAGTTTCGATCTTGTTGCGCGCGTACCGGCCGCCTTGCTCATACGCGGCCGATTTATCGGCATGGGTTAAAACTTGGATAGGGGTTGCTACTGTGGTTTCCATGATTACTCTCCGTTTTGAAAATGTCCCGAATGGCCCATCCATCAGGGACGGTTGGATATTATCGTAGGGAAAAAACTATACAATAGGGAGAAACCCTAGTATCCCCAGCGACATGATGACCCTTGCTCAGTTTGTCCAAAGCAAGGAACGCTTC